AGGATCGAGTGGGGCAGTCGCATGTTCAATCTCGTCGAGTGCTGCTTTGATCCCGCCGAGTCGCGGCAAATCAGCGTGCCCATGATCGAGGAAGGCTTCACCTGCGTAGATATTCGGCAGGGCTTCGCTCATCTGAACGAGCCTTGCAACAAGATTTTGGAGCTTGTCGCATCCGGAAAATTGCGTCACGGCGGTCATCCGATCCTTCGCTGGAATGCGCACTGCCTTGCGACGAAGGAACTCAACGATCAAATCATGTGGGCTAAGCCCGAACGAATGAAGGATACAGCTCGCATCGACGGGATCGCCGCAGGGACCGACGCGATGGCTCGTGCCATCGTCGGTGATGGTGGCCCATCGGTGTACGAAACGCGAGGACTCAAAACAGCGTGAAATTCCTAGAGCGTCTTTCCCGAGCGTGGCAGTTCGTGCGGGCCGAGATGGACGGTGGCGTGCAATATCGCCCCGACTCCGATCTCTGGTACCAACATCTGGGCTATCAGACTGCGACCGGACTGCGCGTATCGCCGGAAAGCGCCATGCGTGTCGCGGCGGTCTTCGCTTGCGTGCGCGTGATCTCTGAAACTACCGCCTCTCTTCCGTTGCGGATTTACAGACGCTTGCCGAACGGAGGAAAGGAACTCGCAACCAACCATCCGCTCTACTACACCCTGCATACATCGCCGAATCAATGGCAGACTGCCTACGAGTTCTGGGAAATGATGCAAGCGCATCTCGAGTTGCGCGGCAATGCGTTCGCCCGGAAGGTTCCGAGTCTGGATGGTCCCTACTCGACTCTGATTCCCCTTCATCCGGATCGCGTGAGCGTATTTCGCTTACCTTCCGGCATGCTTCGCTATCAAGTGCGCTACTTCTATACCGCGAGAGTCGAAAATTATGAGCAGAACGAAATCTTTCACCTGCGCGGACTGTCACAGGACGGACTAGTTGGGCTAAGCACCATCGGGGTCGGGGCCGAAACCATCGGCGTCGGACTAGCAGCGCAGGAGTTTGCAGCGCGTTTCTTTGAGAATGACGCCACTCCGGGCGGCGTCATGAAGCATCCGAAGACGCTGACCGATGCAGCGCACAAGCGAATCAAGGCCGATTGGCAAGAATATTTCTCCGGAATGAATCAGCACGGAGTCGCTGTGCTTGAAGAAGGCATGGACTACAAGCAGATCGGCATCACGAATAAGGATTCGCAGCTTCTCGAAGCACGGCAATTCTCTCGCGGTGACATCGCATCGATCTTTCGTATCCCGCCACACAAAATCGGCGATCTTTCCCGCGCTACCTTCTCGAATATCGAGCAGCAGAACATCGAGTTCGCGACGGATTGCGTTCGTCCGCGTCTGGTGCGCGTCGAGCGCAAGATCAATACTGATCTGATCGAGCCCTTGAAAGTTGGCGATGGCGAGGAATATTACGCCGAGTTCGATATGTCGGCATTGCTGCGAGGCGATTTGAAATCTCGCTTCGAGGCCTACTCGCTCGGCATCAATGCTGGATTCCTGACGCGGCAAGAGGCGCGTAACGCCGAGAATCTCAACCCTATCGAGGGGCTTGATCAGCCACTGATGCCGCTCAACCTCGCGCCGGTCCAAAATGGTGCGCCGATTCTACCTTCTGCGCCGCAGGGCGATGAAAGCGGAGTAGGCGCAGCGACGCTCAGGCTATTCATCGACGCCGCCGCAGAACGAGTCGTGCGAAAGGAAGTCTCCGCGCTAAGGCGCGCAATGGGGCGTGTGGCGCAGGTTTCCACATTCATCGAGCAAGCGGAAGAATTTTACTCGACGCATGCGGAGTTCGTCGTCGAGTGCATGAAGGTTTTACCAGCAGTTTCCGCGTTATACGTCGCAAGTAATTTGCGGCAGATAAAAAGTTGCAAGACGAGTGAGGATATCGAGCGCGTGATCGGCGAGATCGAAACGAATTCCGTTCTGACGCTCATCGGAATCGCGACGCCTCTCAGTCTTGCGCCACGTAAAGTTCGCAAGCAGGAAGAGTTCGAGACGACGGGAGTATAGAAAATGAAATATAGCCATATCCTTGCAGAAGTTTTGAGTACGCCGTGGGCGATCCGTCCCGAGAAGCTGAACACGATCATGTCCATTCTGGTGCAGCGTGCCTACAGCGATAGTGACATCGAGAACGAACCTCTCGTCGGCTTCGTAGCTCCGCCACGTCGGATGCCGTTTCTCGTCGAGTGCGACGTATCTCTGATCGCAAGCGAGGCAGCTTCCAGTCTGCGTATTCTTCCTGACGAAGGCGAGCCGTTGGCAATCGAAGACACCTTCGTTATTCACGAGTGGAACGTGGGCATGACTGCTGGCCGCGTCTCCGATAAGGAAGCGGGATACATGGAGTTGCCTGACGCAGAAAAGGATGGCACCTGCGATACCGTGGACGTGGCGGGCGGCATTAGTTCCGATAAGGGCTGCTGTAATCTGTTCAATGCCGACCCGGAAGCTGACGAATTTTGCTGTGGCGACTGTACCCATTCCAGCGTTCCTGATAACGAAACAGACGAAGTAAAAAGTCGCACACAATCAGTCGTCATCCAAGCAAGCTCTAACGGCAATACAGTCTCGCGTTCCAATGCGCCATCGATTGCAGTTCTTCCGCTATTCGGAACCATCGCGCATCGCATGGGCATGATGTCGGACATAAGCGGCGGAACCTCCACCGAGCGCTTTACGCAATGGTTTCGTGCTGCATTGCAGGATTCGAGCGTCAAAAGCATCGTCATTGACGTCGATTCGCCGGGCGGGAGCGTGAACGGAGTGCCGGAACTCGCTGACGAAATCTTTCAGGCGCGCAATGTGAAGCCAATCGTCGCCGTGGCGAACGCGCAAATGGCAAGTGCCGCTTACTTCCTCGGGTCCCAAGCCTCGGAGTTAGTGTCAATCCCGAGTGGCGAAGCTGGATCCATTGGAGTTTTTGCCGCGCATGAGGACGTTTCTCAGGCTGCGGAGAAACAAGGCGTGAAAATCTCTCTTATTTCGGCTGGAAAATACAAAGTCGAAGCGAACCCGTTCGAGCCTCTTAGTGAGGAAGCACGCGCAGCCTTGCAGGAGAAGGTTAACAACTACTACGACATGTTCGTAAACGCTGTCGCTCGCGGTCGTGGAGCAACCGCGGAGGCCGTCCGCAACGGGTTCGGGCAGGGCCGGATGCTCCAAGCCGTACCTGCCCAGCGGGCGAACATGGTGGATCGAGTTCAAACCATGGATCGCACGCTGAAGAGACTTGGCGCGAAGACTAAAGCAGTTTTGCCCATGCCCGACAAGATGAAACAAGAAGATTCCGCAGTTCCAGCGAAGGCTGAAGCAATCCGGCGAAGGATCGAACTGCGACGCCGAGAACTTGAATTGCTCGGCCGCTGAAATACCAATTTTTTGTTGTAACCGCGTCATCGTTCCGTCGAACGAGGACACGGCAGTGCAGCTAGACCCGTTGCGAGTTCAGGTCCGTCGATCTGGACGAGGGGCGGTGCAATACAAAATCTTTTTTGGAGGCCACACACGATGAAATCGAATATCGCCGCTCTCCAGCAACGCCAAGCTACGCTCGCCAAAGAGCAGAGGGCAATGCTGGACAAGCTCACCACTGAAGAACGCGACTTCACCGAAGCTGAAAGCGCGAAGTACGAAGAGAACGCGAAAAAACTTGCGACTGTCGCCGTGCAGATTGACCGCGAACAGAGACAGATTGATCTGGAGCGCAATATCGTCGGACAGCCCGATGAAAACGCGGCATTCACTCGCCAGAATGGAATCGATACGCCGAACGCTGCAACCGGAGAACAGGACCTTCCCGTCTGGACACCGGGAAAGCGCAGCCGGGGCGCATTCGGTGGTCTGGGCGAGCAACTTCTCGCTATCGCCAACACAGTCAAGCGGCCCTACGAACAATGGGACAAGCGGCTGGCGCCACAGGCAGCGGCTCCAAACGCGTCCGGTCTGAACGAAGCATCCCCTGCGGATGGCGGATTCCTCGTGCAGAAGGATTTCTCCGAGACGTTGCTGGAACGTACGTATCAACTCGGCGAAATCTCCCAGCGCGTGTTCCGCGTCCCCATCTCCGGCAATTCCAACGGCGTGAAGATCAACGCCATCGACGAAGACGCGCGGACTGACGGCAATCGTTGGGGCGGCGTTCTGGCCTACTGGCAGAACGAAGCCGATACGAAAGTCGCAACCAAGCCAAAGTTCCGGCAGATCGAGTTGCAGCTTCAGAAATTGACGGGGCTCTGCTACGCGACTGACGAACTTCTGCAGGATGCGGCTGCGCTCGAAGCAGTCATCATGCGCACCTTCCCGCTGGAATTCAACTTCAAGGTCGAAGATGCGATCGTCAACGGCACCGGAGCGGGTCAACCGCTGGGCATCATGAATTCCGGCGCCGTGCTCGAAGTCGCGAAGGATAGCGCGGATTCTGGCGCAACCGTCTCCACTAATGATGTTTTGAAAATGTGGGGCCGGATGTGGGCACCATCTCGGCAGAACGCCGTATGGCTCATCAATCAGGACGTGGAGCCTTTCCTCTACCCGATGACCTTGGGCAGCGGAACCGCAGTCATCCTGCTCTACACGCCTCCGGGACAGCGGGGCAACAATTCGCAGTATGGCTTGTTGCTCGGGCGTCCGGTGATCCCCGTCGAATATTGCGCGACGCTGGGAACTCCGGGCGACATCATTCTTGCCGACCCGTCACAGTACGTGATGGCCGACAAGGGCGCTCCGCAGGCGGCATCGAGCATTCACGTTCGCTTTCTGAACGATGAAACCACTTTCCGGTTCGTCTATCGCGTAGACGGTCAGCCGACTTGGAAAAAGCCGCTCACTCCCAAGAACGGTTCGAACACTCTGGCTCCGTTCATCCGCCTCGCCACTCGCAGCTAGTAACTCGCGAGTCGTCGAGCAGTAGGGCAGGGAAAAATTCAGATCAAGGAGATCAAAACCGATGAAAGGTTTCGTATTGGCAGAGCAAGGGCATGTAGTGAACATCCTGCCTCCCGTAGACGTCAGCGGGGGAAAGAAGTCGCAGGCGTTCTCGATGAAAAACTGGCAGCATGCGTCGATCATCTTTCCAGTCGGCGTAAGCGCAGCGGCGGTCACGAGCGTGACCGTAAAGGCCGGCACTGCAGCTGCTGCCGTAGGCGCGGACGTGGCGAATGGCGTCGCCATTGCATACCGCCTCTATCGACAAGAAACTGCCTCGGGCGACGTTCTTAGCGTTGGCGAGAATCTGGCGAGCACCGGACTCACCGACATGAGCGCGAACGACGGCATCTTTTACGTGATCGAACTTGACGCATCCGAGTTACCTGATGGGAAACCATACGTGCAAGTCGTGATTGCGAACGGCGCAAACTCCGTTATCGCTGGACTGATCGCAGTGCTGAGCGGTGGGCGTTACGAGCATCGCGCCAGCGAGACTGTTATCACTTAGTCGTTCTGCGTTTGCGCAGTCCGACCTCGGAAAGAAGCAGGGCAGGAGAAATTCTGCCCTGCCCTTTTTTCGTAATCAATCTATTCAATCGAGGGAAAAGTCATGTCGAGACCTACCACTACGAATTACTCGCTGAAAAAATCGAACGCGAGTGATCCTGAGCGCGTTTCGGGGTTAGCTGAGCACTGGGGTCCCGTCATGGACGCGAACCTCGATGCAATCGACGCGGCAATCGCTACCGCACAAAGCTCCACCGGAACTCCAGTCGATACCGATGCTGCTCTGACAGCAAACTCCGATGCGAAAGTCGCATCGCAGAAGGCGACGAAAGCTTATGTCGATGCAAAGAGCGCAGCTAATGTCGCCAGTCTGACTGACAATTCAGGCGGGGCGGCGGCTGATGGCACCATCGCCGTTATTCGAAGCGACACGCTCGCAAATGTCTCAAGCGATTGCGCTGATGCCGTGAAAGAATTATCGACGAAAGTAAATGCAATCTTGGCAGCGCTTCGTACTGCCGGGATTCTTGTCTGAGAGGGCTAACTCATGTACATAAAGCATTTAGTCGGTGCTCGTGCTGGTGAGACCGAGGATCTTCCGTTCACCATCGCACGCGACAAAGTTCTGCGGGGAGAAGCGGAAGACGTTTACGACCAGATGCATCTGAAGGAAGTTGCTACGGTTGCGGCTCCCGTCGTGCAACCGCAGGTTCTCAACTCCCGCGTTGACTCTATTGGAGTTCTTTCTATCGAGAAGAAAAAGGGCAAACGATGAACACTTCCCGAGGCGAAATCTCTGAAAGCGAACTCCGGCGCGAAGAACTGCGCGAGGAAGTTCCATGCGGCATCTGCCGAACCATCAAATTTTTTGCGCAAGACGGCGAGTGCGTTCGACAGGACGTGCTGGTCGAAGTCGATCTGAAAAAATTCCCGGAACTTCGCGGGATGACAGGAGCAAAGCTACATGGCACCGACCCAAGCAATTTGCAACTCATTCAAGACCCAGATATTGCAAGGAGTGCATAACTTCTCTGCGATATCTGCGACGGCCACGGTCGTCGGGGCTGGCACCGGAGTGTATACCGTGACGCTGACGGGCGGTGCCAATAACGGTCTTACCGGACAAGTCGTCGTCTGCGCAGGTTTCGGTACCGGCGCAAATAACGGCACATACCTGATCACCGCGTCCGACGCGACGCATATCACGACAACGAACGGAGCAAGCGCGAACTCCGGTGGCATGGGCACATGCACCATTGGCGACACGTTCAAGCTGGCGCTCTACACTTCGACGTGGACCGGAAGTAAGACCACGACGAACTATGACTCGACCAATGAAGTCGGCGCGAGCGGTTCGTATTCGGCTGGAGGCGGGACTCTCACGAGTTCGACTCCGGTCTTATCCACCGACACCGCGGTCTGCGATTTCGCCGACATCTCTTTCACGTCGGCAAC